TAAACGTAAAAGATTTTCGAAATGGGTAAAACCACAAACTGAGAGTGATATTGAAGTGATTAAAGAGTACTATGGATACAGCAACGAGAAAGCTAGACAAGTCTTGTCACTTCTGTCACCTGAACAAATAACAATTATAAAACAGAAGGTGAGCAAAGGTGGAAGAACAAGTAATCGTTGAATGGAGTCCAGCTGATATGCTGGAGGTTACACTAAATGAACCAGATGACTTCTTAAAAGTTCGTGAGACATTAACACGCATTGGTGTTGCATCTCGTAAAGATAAAAAACTTTATCAATCGTGTCATATCCTACATAAACAAGGACGGTACTTTATAGTACATTTTAAAGAGCTGTTTATGTTAGATGGTAAAAAAGCAAATCTTGAAGAAACAGATATTCAAAGACGTAATACTATTGCTACATTAATTAGTGATTGGGGTCTTGTTGAAATACAAGATCAGCAAAAAGCTAGTGACTGCGCACCCTTACGTCTTATAAAAATATTACCGTATAAAGAGAAAAACTCTTGGGAGTTATGCCCTAAATATAATATTGGTAATAAGTGACTTTTTGTCATATCTGCTATGTACATTTGGTATAGCAGCTACTATATAAATAATACTGGAATGCGGAATTAGCCGGTTCCAAATCAATCTTGCTTGTAAAAGGAGAAAACTATGACAGGCGTACAATCACTATTTCCACGTTCATCTTTTGTTGGTTTCGATCACTTATTTAATGAACTAGAGCACGTAACAAGACATGCTCAAGACCACTATCCACCCCACAATATTATTCGAACAAGCGATACAGATTATCTGATCGAACTTGCTGTGGCCGGATTTACAAGAGATGAGCTTAACATTGAAGTCAAAGATAGAACATTGACTGTGAAAGGTGAACACCAATCAAAGGGTCGCGAGTACATTCACCGTGGGATTTCCACTAAGAAGTTCAAACGCACCTTTAGGCTGTCCGAGCATGTAAATGTAAACGGAGCAGACTTAGTGGATGGGGTATTGTCAATTGAATTGAAATATATCGTCCCGGAAGAACTGCGTCCTCGTAAAATCGAAATCGGTCATTACGAGGAATTAACAAATGACACAAACACTAAAGAACTTCTTACAGAAGCTGATTAATAACTATCAGATGGCTAAAGCAATCAGACAAACAGAAAATGAATTGCGTAAGCTAACTGATGCAGAATTGAACGATATTGGTATTGCAAGAGGCGATATCTACTCTATTGCTAGACAAGATGCAGATATGAAACAATCACATCTCATCGCTCCTTTTAACCCTAACCTAAGAGGATTTGTCTAATGGCTTTCTTAGTAGATACAGTCACAATCGATCATCGTTCAACATTCCAAAAACTTTGGGCCAGATTTTTAAGATGGGCTGAAGTTGTTGGATATAGCAGAGCAGCTGCTCATCTTGCAAGTCAAGGTCAATACGATCTAGCAAAGAATTGCATGATGCAAGTTGCAAAGCTGAAAGGCTAATAGAAGAATCTTAGCAGAGGGGCTGTAATGGCCCCTTCGATCACAACACAGACACAGGAGAATATTATGTCTAATCCTTATCAAATCCGTACCGACGTTCTAGCAATGGCAAAGAATATGTTGGATAAGCAATATGACACACAGATGGCAATTGCAAAAACCATGTTCGAAGCTAATAAAGAGAACATGGAACTGGCTACCGAAGCATGGAACAAATACATTCCAAAAATGTATACCATGGAAGAGGTCATGGAAAAAGCTAACGAAATGTATAGCTTCGTTTCAGAGAAAAAATAAAAATTAAGGGCTTCGGCCCTTTTTTTGTTTACATTATATCTTAATTATGATAGAATACACTTACGGAGGTATTCACTTTGACATTTTACACATCGGTTAACAGATACGGCAATTCTATCCTCTACCGTGGATATACAGATAACGGTACGGCCATTAAACAAAAGTATAAGTTTGAGCCATCATTTTTTTATCCAATCCGTGAACAAACAGTCTTTCAATCTTTCTATGGAGAAAACCTTCGTAGGGTGAAATACCCTAGCATGGCTGCAGCCAAACAGAAGATGGAGGAGATGACTGGCATCGAGAACACTCGGATGTACGGTACAAAAAACTTTATTCATCAGTTTATCACGGAGAAGTTTCCTAATGATATTGATTTCGATATTCGTAATGTCAATGTTGTCAATTTTGATATTGAAGTTGCTTCTGATGATGGGTTTCCTGAACCTGAGCATGCTGCTTATCCTATTATTTCTATTGCTCTAAAGTCTAGTAAGTCCTCTGTCTATCAGGTCTGGGGACTCGATCACTATGATCCATCCAAAACTGAAGTAGATATGAAAGGTGACCAGATTCAATATCATTATTGTGAATCTGAAACTGAACTACTTGCTAAGTTTCTTGCATATTGGACTAAGAACTATCCAGACGTTATCACAGGTTGGAACACACGTTTCTTTGACATTCCATACATTGTAAATCGTATTGCAGGTATTGGCACTGAGCAGGCAGCTCGGACTCTATCACCATGGAATCTTGTCAATGAACGTAACATTACTTCACGTGGACGTACTCTGCCTGCCTATGAGATTGTAGGTATCCAACAGGCTGACTATCTTGAGCTGTTTAAGAAGTTTGGTTATTCTTATGGACCACAAGAATCTTATAAGCTTGACCATATAGGCTATGTAGTAGTTGGAGAAAAGAAGCTATCCTACGAGGAACACGGCAACCTGTACACACTATATAAAGAGGATCACCAGAAGTTCATTGATTATAACATCAAGGACGTACAACTGGTTGACCGTATTGACCAAAAAATGGGTTTGATCTCTCTTGCCCTGACTATGGCATATAAGGGTGGTGTGAATGTGCAGGATACTTTCGGTACTACAGCCATATGGGAATCTATTATATATCGTCGTTTGATGAAAAATAACATTGTATGTCCTCTTGAACAAATCGAAAAAGTTCCATACAAGACAGTAGGTGAACGTGTCTATGATGATGGATCTACTGCTGATGCTGTGATGGGTGGTTATGTTAAACCCCCTCAGGTTGGTTCACACGATTGGGTAGTATCGTTTGACTTGAACTCTCTATATCCTAATATCATCGTTCAGTCTAATATATCACCAGAGTGTTTCTTACATGATCAGACTATTCGTTTTCCACAAGGACCTGACTACTATCTGAATGAACACAATCGACTTCATAAGATTAGTAATGAGTATTCTGTTTGTGCATCTGGTATTCCATTCGCTAAAGACAAACAAGGTATTATTCCTGAAATTATTGTTGACTTTTATTCTGAGCGTAAGGCAATCAAACGTGAGATGCTTGATACACAGTCAGAATATGAAAAAGCTAAAGATAAATCACTAGAGTCTAAGATCAACCAGCTGGAAAATAACCAGATGGCAATTAAAATCTTGCTTAACTCATTATATGGTGCACTCGGTAATAAATGGTTTAAGTACTTTAACTTTGCTCTTGCTGAATCAGTAACTTTGACTGGTCAGACTGTTATCCGTTGGGCAGAACAGGCAATTAATAATGAGATGAACAAACAGCTTGGTACTGATAAAGATTATGTGGTTGCTATCGATACTGACTCTGTTTATATAAACATGGGTCCTTTGGTTGAAAAGTACAAGCCAAATAATCCTGTTAAGTTTTTAGACAAGATCTGTCAAGAACATTTTGAGTCTATACTCAAGGATGCTTATAACCAATTCTATCATGTAACTAATGGTTATACTCCTCGAATGGAGATGGCACGTGAGGTTATTGCCGATCGTGGTATTTGGACTGCCAAGAAGAGATACATTCTGAATGTACACAACTCTGAAGGTGTACAGTATGCTGAACCTAAACTAAAGATCATGGGGATTGAGGCTATCAAGTCTTCTACTCCTGAGGTTTGCCGTGATAAGTTCAAAGAGATTTTTAAGGTTATTATCAATGGCACTCAAGAGGATACTCATAAGTTTATTGCTGACTTTAAAAAAGAGTTCTTTCAACTTGACCCAGAGCTTGTGTCATTTCCTCGGTCAGTTCAAGGTCTGGACAAGTTTCGTGATAGACTAAGCATATATAAAAAGGGTACGCCAATTCATGTTCGTGGTTCTTTACTTTATAACAACCAGTTAAATAACCTAGATCTGACTAAAAAGTATGAGTCAATCAAGAACGGTGAAAAGATTAAGTTCTGCTACCTAAGGTCAAATAATCCTATTCAGGAGAATATAATTGCGTTTCCTGGTGTTTTACCTAAAGAATATGGTTTACATCAGTATGTCGACTATGGTATAATGTTTGAGAAGACATTTGTCGAACCCTTAGTTCCTATTCTAGATGCTGTGGGTTGGACACCTGAACCTGTAGCATCACTGGAAGAATTTTTTGCGTAATGTATTCACTGACTGTATTCAAGAGCAAGTTTGACAACAAAACCCATCGTCGTATGGATTTTGATACGTGGGACAAGTTTGAGAAGTTTTTATATAAATTATCTGAGAGGCCACTGGAGGGCAAGAAAGATGCTGAGCTTATATCACCGGCTACTTATGTACATGGCACAACACGGGCAAACAAAAATGTCGTTGCTTGGGGATCTTGGTGTGCTGTTGATGTTGATGATCATGAATTTGAGGGAGATCTAGAAGATGTTCTCAGTACTCAATTTGGCCATTGGAATTTCATTTGTTATAGTACTGCTAGTTCTACTGATTCTTTACCGAAGTTTCGACTGGTATTTCCAACTACGGAAGCGGTTGAGAGTGATCGAATCAAACATTTTTGGTATGCGCTCCAGTCCGAAATCGGTTCAATCGGAGATAAACAGACTAAAGACCTCTCTCGCATGTATTTTGTACCTGCAACTTATGCTGGTGCTAACAACTTCATATTTAGTAGTGGACGTGGTAGACCTGTTGATCCTTACGAACTAATGGCTAAATGGGAATATAACGACAAGGCAGATAGTAAGAACTTCCTAGATCGTTTACCTGATGCATGGAAAGAACAGATTATTGAATATCGTAAAGCCAAGATGGACAACACAGATGTTGTATGGTCAAGTTATCATGACTGCCC